ACCCACGCAGAAACAGGGGAGGCATTCAATGGCGGTTAAAAGGAAGGCAGGAAGGCCAAAGAAAACCCTCACACCCGAGCAGATCGTTCAGGTTGAGGCTCTGGCCGCTGTTCTCAGTCAGGAACAACTCGCAGACTATCTAGGCGTTGGGAGGCCGTGTTTCGTATCAATGATGAAACGCGACCCTGAAATACTCATGCGCTATAAAAGAGGCAAGGCAAACGCCATAGGAACGGTCGCAAAAGGCTTGCTGCAAAAGGCCAGAGACGGGGATACGACCTCGGCCATATTCTACCTGAAAACGCAAGCGGGCTGGCGGGAAACAAACAGAACAGAAATAACAGGGGCAGAAGGGGAGCCGTTTACAGGGTTCGTGATAGAGCGTGCCAAACCCTCTTAAAATAGCCCTGACGGAGCCACAGGAACGCTTCCTCATGTCTACAGCGCCTTACCCCGCCTTTGTCGCCGGGTTTGGATGCTTGGCTGCGGGAACGCTTATCCAGACGATAGAAGGTCTGCGCTCCATCGAGAGCATAGATCGGCCCACGCTTGTTCTAAGCTGGAACGAGAAAAAGGGTCAATTCCAATACGCTCTAACAGGTGGCGCGTTCCTAAAAGGTGTGGGGAGGCTGGTTCGAATTGAAACCACGCAAGGAGTATTTGTTGCAAGCGAACGTCACCGCGTTTTTTGCGAAGGGAATAAATATTCATCGGTTGCCGACCTTTACGCTGGCAGGTTTTTAGAAACTGCATTGACCGACCATCTTCGGACCATTGCGGCCTTTTCCCCGTTAGCGTCTCATGCAAGTGATCTGCGTTGCTTGCGAAAACACGCAAATTCGATGGGTCATTATGCAGATGAAGCCCGTCGATATGGTCAACAACTTCTTTCGCGGTCAAATGCCGCCCGATCATCTTCTCAGCAACCAGCCTATGTTGAAGCGCTATCCCGTAATTCTTCCGGCTTTTCCTTGCCGCATGATACCCGTCAGGAGCAGGGACAAGGGCATAACCATCCAAGTCAACAGAGCGCCCGTCAACCCACGCCGGGTTATTTGGCCCGCGCCTTGCGCCTTGTGACAGCCGGGCTAGGCCGTGTTTTTTCATTTGGCTCTGAACGTATTTCGCTGAGCATCCAACGACAGAGGCAATTTCTGAGGATGTTTTTTGTCCATCGCAGAGGAATTTTATCAGATCGACGTCGTATTTGTATTGACCAAGAACAGGCATATTTGAACTCCACTACCAAAGCCATTATCTTAAGCGTATCTGAATATTCGTCAAGCGGCGCATATTATGACCTGCAAGTTTTGGATACGAACAATTATGTTTGCGGGAACGGTATCATCCACCACAACAGCGGCAAAAGCGAGGTCTTGGCTATTAGCGCAATGGGCGATGCGGCTCACTCATCCAACGCCCTGATCGGCATGTATGCCCCGACCTATGACCTCGTGAGGCTCATCACAGCGCCACGGATCTGCGAGAAACTCTCAGAGCATGGCATCCCGTACCGATGGAACAAACAAGACAATATCGTTTACACCTCATGGCCGAGGTTTGGCGACTTCGTAATGCGAACAATGGACAACCCCGATCGAATTGTTGGATATGAAACCTATCGGGCGCACGTTGATGAAATTGACACGCTGAAAACAGACAACGCGCGCCGGGCGTGGAACCAGATCATCGCCCGGAACAGGCAGCGGCCCCACGGCGTTCCTGATGTTGTAAACCGCGCCTCGGCTTACACGACCCCAGAGGGCTTTCGGTTTGTCTACGACAGGTGGGTAAGAAACAAAGCTGAGGGATATGAGATAATTCAAGCGCCGACATACTCGAACCCGTTTCTCCCAGCGAGCTACATTGAGAACCTGAGAGCCAGCTATTCGGCGGAACTGATCGAGGCATATATCGAGGGCCGCTTTGTAAACCTCACAAGCGGGACCGTCTACAACTCGTTTGACCGTATCGCCAACGGGTCTTCTGAGGTAATTCATGGGCCACAAAAAGACACGCCTGGCGAATTGCTCCGCATCGGGATGGACTTCAATGTTGGAAATATGGCCTGTGCGGTGTATGTAAAACGCGAGAACGGCTGGCATCTTGTCGGTGAAATAGTCGAGGGGCTGGACACGCCGAGCGTTATCGAGACGCTGAAAGAAAAATACGCGGGGCATCAGATGATAGTCTACCCAGACGCCAGCGGGCGCAACACATCGAGCAAGGGCGCGAGCCTGAGCGACATTGGGATGCTGCGTCAGGCGGGGTTCACCGTCAGGGCCAAGAACAGCAACCCCCGAGTGAAGGACCGCATTGCAGCAGTAAACAGGGGTTTCGCTTCAAACGGAATATGGGTCAACGTCACAGCGGCCCCAGAAACGGCAAGGTGCCTTGAGCAACAGGCGTATAATAAGAACGGCGAGCCTGACAAGCAGACGGGGCTTGACCACTCAAACGACGCGGCGGGCTATCCTATCGCGTATGAATTGCCTGTCGTAAGGCAGACATTCGCAGCACAGGAGTTGAGAATATGACGGTTGGTAAACGATCAGAAAAGAGCGAAGAACTCGTTGCGCGGGGCGATAAGGGCTGGGCGCTGATGGGCGGCACCCACGAAATGCGGGAAAAGGGGCGAACATATCTTCCCCAATTCGAAGCCGAGTCCGATGCAAATTATTCTGTGCGGAAGAAAATATCATGGCTGTTCAACGGATACCGAAAAACGGTCCGGGACATGACCGGGCGCATTTTCGATCAGCCGATCCGGCCGGGGAAAGACGTGCCGCCTCGTGTCCTGTCATATCTGGAAAACGTGGACCTGATGGGCAATGACCTTTCGGTGTTCGCCGCCAGTGTGTTCTCGGATGCGCTTGCAGGGCCGGGCATCAGCTTCATCATGGTAGACAGCCCCAGGCGCGAGGGCGTGGTTACGGTCGCACAGGCAAACAGCCTAAACCTCCGCCCGTACCTGACGCACCTGAGTGCCGAAGATATTCTGGGCTGGCATACGGAAATTATCGACAACACCCCGACGCTAACGCAGATCAGAATTGCCGAAAGCATTGTTGAAGCCGACCCAAAAGACGAATTCGCTCAAATTGAGGTTGACCAGATCCGCGTCATTGACCGGACAGACCAAGGCGCTGCGTTCCGGCTGTATCGGAAGAACTCAAAGGACAAGTGGGTTTTATTCTCAGGGCCGTATCTGACAGGCTTGCGGGATATAACCGTTGTTCCGCTGGTTCTCGGCCCAGATGACTTTTTCATGGGCGAGCCTGTTCTTGAGGACTTGGCAGACATTAACATAGCGCATTGGCAGTCTCAGAGCGATCAGCGCAATTTGCTGCACGTCGCCCGCGTGCCTGTGATGTTTGTTCGGGGCATTGCCCCAGATGAACCGATAGAATTGTCGGTGTCGAGCATCATCCGAACATCCGACCCGTCGGCAGATGTTAAATGGGTCGAGGCGGCTGGCAAAGCGATGGGCGAAGGCTGGACGGACCTTGCGCGGCTTGAATTTCAGATGGAGGCAATGGGTCTGCAACTCATCACAGGCAAAACGGCAACACAGTCAGCAACGGGGGCCGCCATTGATGCGGTCAAAGAGACGTCCACGCTTTCGAAAACAGCCGATGCGCTGAAAGACGCGCTTGAAAACGTGCTGGCTTACATGGCGGAATACTCCGGCGAAAGCACAGGCGGCTCGGTCATTGTGAACAAAGAATTCACGGTGGCCCCGATAGACGCGCGGGAAAATACGATGCTACTCTCGGCAGTAAACACAGGGCAAATTTCACAGGAATTATTCCTGAGAACGATGGTCGAGCGCGGGGCATTGCCAGAGGATACCGACATTGAGGCGGAACTTGTCGCACAGGCTAATTCCAGCGGTGGTCTGATGCAATGACGGTCAACAGCAATATCCTCGACGCACAGGTAAGCCATGCCATAGGGCTGCAACGGCTGTCCAAAGGGACGGTTGGGCGCGTCAGGGCGATGATGGGGCGGCTTGAGGAAAGGGTTCTGGGGCGTGTTGCTCGAACTTCCATTTCTCAGGCTCGACAGGCGGCTTTACTGAAAGGCATCAAGGAAATTGTCGCGACCGAGGCGGGGGTAATTATCAAGGCTGTTTCCGGCGACATGGCCGACCTCGCTGCATATGAAGTACGGTATCAGGCGGGGGTTGTCGCCAATGCTGTGCCGATCCAAGTCAGCCTCGTGCTACCGTCAGCGCGGCAGGTGGTGGCGGCAGTCAACGCGCGACCATTCCAAGGGCGAATAATGAAAGAGTGGTTGGCTGATCTGGACAAGGCAACATTCGCGCGGGTTCGGGATACAATTCGGATCGGGTACACCGAGGGACGCACAACACAGCAAATTGTCAGGGACCTGCGCGGGACTGCGAAACTAGGGTTCAAGGACGGTGTTTTCGAGGTGAGCCGACGTCACGCTGAGACGATAGTGCGAACGGCAATTAACCACACAGCCAACACCGCGCGAGACAAGCTATTCAATGCCAACACCGACGTTATATCCGAGGTCCAGTGGGTTTCAACTCTGGACGGGCGCACCTCGGCTATTTGTCAGGCGCGGGATGGTAAAACGTGGCCTGTTGGTAAAGGACCCCGGCCCCCGGCGCATCCTAATTGCAGATCAAGCATGACGCCCGTTGTCAAGTCGTGGCGGGGGATGAATACAACGGGGCTGGATGCCGAAACACGCGCTAGCATGGATGGGCAGGTTCCGGCATCAATGACCTACGGTGGCTGGCTGAAAAAACAGCCTGTTGCGGTACAAGACGACATTCTGGGCAAGGCG